AGTCATTGGAAATCTCCAAGTACCTCAGACCCCGTTCCATGTCTAAGGTTTCATGCGTCCCGAAGGATGAACGGAAGTATCGTTAGGCGATTGTAGTTTTAAAAAATACCTGGAATGATTTGTCCTGTCGTGGCGTATGCACCAAGTGCTGCTATGACACCTAGCATGGCTAGACGACCGTTTAGTTCCTCTGCATCATGTAATACAAAGTTAGCTTCTTCTCTGTTCATAACTTCAATAGGGGGTTGTAGTGCAATGATTTCTGTATCGTTCATTTAAGATTAAATAAATACTCAATGGCGAGGATGATCGGTCAGGTCGCCACGACTATCTAAAAGTTGTCGTTAAATGCTGCGTTGATAGCATCGGTTCTTTTTCCAACCATGTTTCCAAGCTTAGTTTTCTTTGCCTGTTTAAGGAATTTTTTACTACGCTCTTGTTCCGCTAACTTTGCTTTAGTTTTCTTTGCTGAAGCCTCTTCGGTTTTAAGAATGCCTTGCTTCCTGTT